GCTAGGTCTGCCGAAGCCGCCGCCGTAAGGGCCGAAGCCGCCACCGCCGTAAGGATTAGGTCTGCCGAAGCCGCCACCGCCGAAACCACCGCCGAAACCACCGCCAAAAGAAGGGCGCATGTAGGGATTTAAAAGGCTAGCTATACCGCCACCAAAACCCATAAAAGGCTGTGGCCCCCTTTGCGGCAGGTAGGGCAGTGAGAAATCAAGCCGTGGCCCCAAGTTATACCCCGAGTTATACCCCGAGTTTTGCGGAGGGTTAAATATCTCTGTAACTGCGCCCAAGGGTGGCCGTCCCGTAGAGCCCATTGGGTCCCCCCCTCCCGGAATCTCAACGCCATTCGGAAGTGGCGTGTGACCTCCCGTTAAATCTGGGCCCGGAGTTATGCTGCCTACTTCTCCGCTAGGAATGCCTGTCATAGGGCCCAAGCCCGGAGGCAAAGGCATTGGTTGTCCTATGCCTCCTGTTCCCGGCGGAACGTTAGGGGGTCTAGGCATTGGTTGTCCTATTAGATTTGGATCTGGTCCTATTAGATTTGGATCTGGATTGCTCATTTCCGGCGGCACATATATGCCGGGGTCGCCTTGTTCAAAAGGACCCCCCGTTCCAACCGTGGCTGTAATCGGAGGCAGTGCTGGTTGATTTTTATTAAGCTCAAGAAAGCCTTCCCCGCCCGGGGGACTTGCGTTGCCTAAGCCCGGAGGAGGAGGAGGGGGAGGATTAAATACCTCTGCATTTATCGGGCCTATGGGCCGTGGGCCCGGTGTTACTGGACCTACGGGCCGTGGAAGAGGCCTTACTGAATTAAAAAACCCTGTATCATCAGGAATAAGACTTCTAAGATCCGTCCGTATAGGACGATTTCTGGGACCTGCGGGCCGTGGAGTAGGTCTAACAAACGGGTCGGATGATGCCGTCGCTTGAGGAGAGCTAATAGATCCTCTTTGATAAATAGCCATTTTTTATTCCCCTAGCAACTCGTGAACCGTGAACCGCGGAGCGCGGCACCCATGCCTTTTTTCTTGCCCGTGGTAACTTTACCCATGGCCGTGTTAGGCGTTTTTTCTGCCTTGGCAGAGGCGTAGGGGATAGACCCCTGACCTTTAATTTCTGCCTTGTTTACAGGCTTTGGTGCGCTTGCTGCCGGAGCGCCATTAACTTTAACTTTCATATCATTGATTCCTGTCGAATCGCTGTTTCATTAATTCACGCTCCATCGCGGCATCAATTCTTGCCTGCGTCTGGCGCTCCTGACTAGCCAACCTTTGCTGGAACTCCGTAGCCTTGTTCTGCATACGCTGTTGATCAAGCTGCAATTCGGCTTGATCCATCTGGAACTCCTGTTGCTGGGCCTGCTGGTCCATTTGAAGCTCTTGTTGCTTCAATTGTATCAAAGGATCGGGTCCCTGTTGACCCTCTCCATTTATCTGCGCGGACAATTGCTTAAGCTGCTGGAACTCTTGCGCGTTAAGTTGCGCCGTCATTGCCTCCAACTCAAGCTCTAAGTCTGGCGTTAAGGGCTGTCCGCCGGTCTGCTGAATTAACTGCGCGGTAGCCATTTCTTGAGACTTTAACTTTACATGCTCAAGTATATGTTTTTGCAAGGAAATTCCTGCTTGCGGTATGCCTTGAAGCATGGGCGACGAGCCAAATACCATGTGCGCCATAATGTGCGCATCATGATCTTGACCCTCAAACGCTTTCAGTTGAACCATGTCAATCGCGTCAATGTTCTCCTGCGCAGGATCTTTCGGTATAGGATCATCCGAAGACGGCGCAATCAAAATCTTGTCAATGTCGTTGACTCCGAGCGCCTCATACATGCGGCGATAGGCTTCATGCAGGTCATGCATCTGCGGTGCCTGCATTGCCATTTCAAGTTGAGACTGTGCCAATGCAATGCGCTGTGCCTGAGAGAATGTGTTGGGGTTTGAAACAGGTACTACATCTACCCTGTCGTCAAAGTCCTGACGCATGATGGCACGATCACCACCCGCTACCGCGTAAGGATACTCTTGCGGCAAATACTCCGACATGACGCGAGCAAGCAGCTTAAACTCCTGCTTCATGCCATAGTGCAGGCGCTTATGCACAGCACTCATGACCCGCGAACCTTGCTCCAACAACGCCACCGTGGTGCCTACTGCCGCCTGCTGGTTACCGTCGCCCACCTTCATATCAGTGATCGTGGCAAACCGTTGGCCCGCATCTACTACAAAACCAAGCAATTGCATCAAAGTGCCGTCAGGCCCTTTGAAAGGCAACGGCATTAGAGAGTCGCGGATCGCGCCTCCCGGAGCATCGACATCACGGAATTCACCGGGCTGTAAGGGCTCCTCATCATCCCGTACCCGTAATCCCCGAGCCTTGAAGCCAGCAGGAAGATTAGAAAGAGTACCAGCATCAATAAGCTGGCGAAGAGCCGCCGTGGCCGTTCTGGACAGGCCGCCAATGGTATGGATAAGACCGAGACCATAGAATCCGAATCCCGGCAAAAATTTGTAATGAACGAAGTATTGAATTTTTTGTTTTTTGTCATCTTCTTCGCGGTAATTACGTCGGATAGAAAGGATTTGTCCAGTGTCCTCACTAATCGTAACCACATAAGGTATTTTAATGCCTGTTGGTTCACCATCTTCCCCTAATTCTTCAAACCCGGGCAGATCCAAGTTTACGTGGCACTCCAGCAACGTGCAGTCGTAATCCAAGTTTGAAGGCTCTATGCCCCCAAGCTTGTTCATTTCATCACGCACTTCGTCATCAGAGCCCTGCGTAGGATGCACCGGAATATCGCTGTAAAAACCCATGATCTGCCGCTTTCGCAAATCATTCATGGACATCTTGACTACTTGAGTAATGTTTTCGCAAGAATCAAGGTCTGTTGCGCCATACGGCACAACAATGTCTTGAGCAGGCACAAACTTACTAACGGCGCGGTCTATGGCCTCGTCGTAATAAACTTTCTTAAAGGTAGAGCCTGCCAAAGGCAGATAGAACAGCATTTGATCAAATTCAGGAGTGTATTCCTCCATCACGTTTGTGATGTAGTAGTTCATAAACTCCTTTACACGGTACGCTTGCGCCTCATTTTCTTTTGTCTTTTCACCAACAACCGCCGTTCGGACCGGACCTGTTGGCGGCAAAAGCTCATTAAAGGCTTGCGCTTGGAATTGCGTTGCGGCCTCCGCAAGAAGCGGATGCGTTACGCCAGTTGCGCCCCGAAACGGCAGCGTTCTTTCTTCGTAGTTATAACCCAGAAGATCTAGGCCCTTAGAGTAAGCATCTTCCCACTCTGAACGGGAGGACTTATTAGCGTCAAAGTCGCTTAAAAGCTCAGAAGAAAGTTGACCAAGCTCTCTGTCGTCCAGTTCATCTGCCAAATTGCGATAAAAATCACCTTCATCCATGCCCATAAGGGCCATCGGATCAAAGTCAACGGTGACCCCACCGTCTTCCTCTTCTTCGATTTCTATGCCATCTGGAAGCATTTCATTCATAGAACCGACAAAAGTGCCCGGAGCAGCAATCTCTATGTCTAGTTCCATTTCTTCTTCCGTAATCTCTGGTTGCATGGACGTACCGTCCATCAAAGAAGAAAGAAGCGCTTTATCGTCGCCGTTAGCCATGTGATTTGTCCTGTGCTTTATGCAATTCTATCACGCCTTAGTTGCCGCAAGTTATTGATGTTGCGCCTGTGGCAGGGTCCGCGGTGGCAGAACATATAACAGGATCGGGTATCTCTAAAAGAATGTTTTCTAGGCCAGAGGTGTACGTTGACCAAACATCGCTGTACAGCGCATTGTTTCCTGCATCCAACGTGATTAACCCCTGTATCGCATTGGTTCCCAGAGTTGTAACTCCGCTAATGCCCGCAGTGCCGAGCGTAACGTTGGAGTCAATGCCTGCGATGCCCAGTGTCACCATGCCGTCAACAAACGGTGTGTAATCAATGTTCCCAATTACATCGCCCGTTATCTGATGAGCATCCACAAACGAGCCATACAAAGCCTGATTGTCTGCAGACTCCGCAGAAATACGAGCCAAATCAACTTGGCTGTTGTACCGCGCCATGGTCTTAGCCGAATCTGCTTGCATCCACATCATGCCCAAACTGGTCACAGGAGTAGCCAAAACAGACGCCCACTGAAGCGCCTCTGACTGTTGTGGAATCGGCTGGATAGATTGCGTGTTAGTCAAAGCAAGCGCCATGACTGCGGCACTTGCCGCTTGACCATCTCCAGACGCGGCAATCTTGGACAAAGCATCAAACTTAGCTTGATGCGCCAAAGCATTTGCCTCTGCCGTCTTCTGCACCGCCTCATAATATTGTGAGCTAGAACTAGCGCACCCCGTTATAAAAACCGCTAAAACCATTATCGCTAATGCTTTCACTTCTTTTTCCCCTTCTTAGCTAAATATGCCTTGTACGCCCGCTCGGCGGAGGCGCGGCTGGTATACATCGCCTTACCCTTACCAATGCGGTATTTTCCATTTGAAGCTTTAGTTACTGGCAAAACTACCTATCCCACGCCGAATGTCCGGCGTCATAAACATATTCTTAGCTACTTAACCCGCCA